GCGACGGTGACTGTTGTGCTCGGCCAGCCGTCTGAGGCGGACACGGCGCAGCCGTTCACGCAACGCAAGTCCAAGGTCGTCGGGCAGGCCGCGGAGACCGACGAGGCCTTCACCGTTAGCCGGCTCGGCAGCCTCGGTCAGCCCGCGGAGGCCGACACCGCCCAGCCGTTCACGAGAAGCAAGACGAAGGCGATCGGGCAGCCGAGCGACACGAGCACGGCGCAGGCCGCCCGGGCGGTTCGCGCGCGGCTGCTCGGCCAGCCGTTCGACGCGGAGACCGCGCTCGCGCTCGTGAAGCGCGTCACGATCGCGCAGGCAACGGAGGCCGACACCGCACAGTCGATGCGACGGGTGCGGCTCAAGATGATCGGCCAGGCGACCGAAGCCGACTCCGCTCACGCGTTCACGCACCGCAAGACTGTGACGCTCGGGACCGCGCTCGAGGCCGACTCGGCGCTGTCGTTCCGGCGGTTCCTGCCTGCCGATTCGGCCGTCGTCGGGTCGGACGCTGACACGTTCGGCGTCGTCACGGGCAGCACCGCTGCGACCGCTGGCGTGGTCGGCTCGGGCGCTGATGCGGTCGGCGTCGTGACAGGCGGGTAGCCGCCTCGCGGTCGGATAGCATGCGCGCTGGCACGCCGGGGAGGTGACCAGGGTTTTGGGCGTTCGCTACGCGAACCGTGAGGACATCAAGAGCGCGCTCGACACGCGCTCAACGACGCGCACCGATGCGCAGATCGACCGGGCGCTCGCGTCCGGGTCGAAAGCGGTCAACGACCTGTGCCACCGACTGTTCTACCCGCAGCTCGGCGTCCGCTACTTCGATTGGCCGGATGAGAACGAGCCGTACGGGAAGTCGTGGCGGCTGTGGCTGCACCAGCACGAGGCGATCTCCGTGACGTCGCTGGTGGCGGGCGGCGTGACGATCCCGTCTAGCGACTACCACCTCGAGCCGGTCAACGACGGCCCGCCGTACACCCACATCGAGATCGACCGGTCGTCGAACGCGGCGTTCGGCTTCGTAGGGACGCCGCAGCGGGCGATCGTCGTGACCGGCGTGTTCGGCGGCTGGGACGAGGAGGAGCGCGTCGCGACGGTGTCGGGCACGATCACGGCGGCGCACTCGACGTTGACGTTCACACCGGAACAGGTCGGCGTGGGCGACACGGTCCACATCGACGACGAGTACATCCACCTCGTCGGCCTCGGCTACGCCGACTCGGGGCAGAACCTCGGCGGTGCCGGCCTCGCGGCCTCGACCGCTGATGTGTCCGTCCCGGTCTCGAACGGCTCAGGCTTCGTAGTCGGCGAGACGATCCGCATCGATGGCGAGGCGATGCAGATCCTCGCCATCACCGGCGACACCCTGACCGTGCGCAGAGCGCACGACGGGTCCGTGCTCGCCGCGCACACGGCCGGCGTCGACATCTACGCCGAGCGGGCGTTCAAGGCACAGCGAGGCGCGCTCGGGTCCGTCGCCGCCGAACACCTAGACGGCACGAACGTGTACCGGCTGGTCTACCCGCCGCTGGTCAAGGACCTCGCGGTCGCGGAGACGCTGACCCGGTTGCAGAACGAGCAGTCCGGCTACGCCCGGCCCATCAGCAACTTCCACAAGTCGGTGATCGACGCGCCGGCGACGGGGATCAACGCGCTCCGTGAGGACTGCTACGCCAGCCACGCCCGCCGCATGCGCACGAGGGCGATATGACCGCCGCGATCCGCCCGATCCTCGACGCGGTCGAGTCGCACGCCGCGGCGACCGGCAGGTTCGATCGCGTCCTCGGTTACGACCCGGCGATGCCGCCGTCGTATGAGCCGCAGAACGCCCCGGGCTACGGGTTCACGTGCGCGGTGTGGCCGGGCCCGTTCACGATGGTCGGGAAGATGTCCGGGCTGAACGTGTCGTCGCTGCGGCTGACGGTCAGGGTGCGGCTGTACCGTGCGCGCACGTCGGACCCGTTGGACCTGATCGACCGCGAGATGGTCGAGGCCATCGACACCCTGCTGGCGGCGTACAACGGCGACTTCACGCTCGGCGGGCTGGTCATGATGGTCGACCTGTTCGGCGCGACCGGGCCGCCGCTGTCCGGCCGCGACGGCTACCTCGAGGAAGACGAGCAGGTCTACCGCACCTACGACATCGACCTGCCGTTGGTCCTCGCGGACGTCTACGAGCAGAGCGCATAGGAGGCAGGGATGGCGAAGCGCACGGGGCTCGGGAACCGGCTCGCGGTCGCGGGGTTCGACATTTCCGGCGACGTCGGCGTGGTCGACCGCCTCGGCGGCGGCCCCGCCGCGCTTGAGTCCACCGGCCTCGACAAGTTCGGGATGGAGCGGCTCGGCGGACGCCTTGAGGCCGCCGCCGAGTTCACGGCGTTCTTCAACCCGGCCGCCGACGCGGCGCATGAGGTCCTGTCGACGCTGCCGCGCACCACCGAGGGCCTGTTGTACGCGCTGGGGGACACGCTCGGTGAGTACTCCGCGGGGATGGTCGGCAAGCGCATCGACTACGCCGGCGAACGCGACGAGGAAGGCAACCTCCGGTTCGAGGTCCAGTCGCTGTCCGACGGCTTCGGGCTGCACTGGGGGCAGCTCCTCACGCCGTGGCCGCGGGCCGACGGCGCGACCCCGACGACCGGCGCGTCGCTCGACAACACCGCGGCCTCGACGGAGGGCCTGACGGCGTTCCTGCAGGTCTTCGCGATCGCGTCCGGCTCGGCGACCGTGGCGATCCAATCGTCGTCTGACAACGCGGTAGGCGACCCGTTCGCGACCATCACGGGCGGCACGTTCGCCGCTGTCACGGCGGTCGGGTCGGAGCGGATCGCGACGGCCGATGACCAGTCGGTCGAGCGGTATCTGCGGGTCGTGACCACCGGGACGTTCACGGGCCTGTCGTTCGTGGTTATGGTCGCGCGCGGCTGATGGCGCGCCGACCCCCACGCAAGCCGGGCCGCGCAGTCACGGGCGTGAGACGTCCGCAGTTTCAGCTCGGCCCGGAGAACCGCAAGACCTACGAGATCGACAAGAAAGGCAGCCCGCGGGAGGAGCCGGCGCGCTGCGTCGACGTCGATTGCCTCGCCTACCTCAACGGCTGGGCAACCAAGGTCGACGAGTCCACGCCGCTCGGGGAGGCGCAGGCGTACTACATCCGGTACCAGTCGGGCCGCCGCTACCGTGAGGACCGAGACGGCGAGCTGACGGTGTTCCGGTTCCGGGCGGGGCAGCGGTGCTTCAAGGAACACCGCGCGCCCCTGTATCTTGTCCGCGGAGGAGACCACCGGGGAAATCCGCGCGGCGAGCGGCGTGTGCACACCCAGCCTGAGCATTGGGTTGAGGATCTGCATGAGCACACCGATCGTGTGATCGAGGGCTTGTAGAGAGGCAGTGACGTGGCCAAGGAATCAGGTCTTGGGTTCAGCGTGACCGTGGACGACTCGGGCGGCAGCCCGCAGGTGATCTCGAACGACATCACGAACATGGAGTTCGGCACGCCGATGGCGGTGCAGGACGTCACCGGCCTCGACAAGCTCGCGATCGAGCGTCTGCTGCTGTTGGCTGACATGTCGTGCGAGTTCACCGGCGTTTTCAACGAGACCTTGAGCCACGCGGTGTTCAAGACGGTCCCCTCGACCAGGGTGGCGCGCACTACGCTGCTGGCGATCTCCGGTCAGACGCTCACCGCCGTGTTGCTCTACACCGACTACAGCTTCGAGCGGTCCGAGGACGGCTCGCTCGTGTTCACCGCTCCCGGCCAGCTTTCTAACGGCACCGCGCCAGCCTGGTCGTAGACGAGAGGCTTCCCCCGATGGTTGAGGAGTTCGATCCGGTCCGCATCGCCACTACCGAGGCGGGCCCGGACATCGAGAAGGTCCATCTGTTCTCGATCGACGACGACGACTACTACATCCCGCATGAGGTGCCGCCGCAGGTCACGATCCGGTTGCTCCGCGAGCTCGCGGAGGGCGTGTCGCACGAGACGGCGGTCGCGCGGGCGATGCGCGACGTGCTCGGAGCGGACGCGATGGACGCGCTCGCCGAT